CTATATGCTACAGTGTAGGTGTTATAGTTTAGGAGAAGTTAATGTTTACACGGTTGATTAAAGAGCGAGATGAGCAAGGGAAGATAAAAAGCTATGAGTTGTTGTTTGATGGGAAACCAATACCAGACGGTAAAAAGTACTGCCCTTCATGTAAACAGCTTTTAGACGTGTCCTCCTTTTCAGCTAAAGGTAATGCCTGCAAGAGCTGCGCTACTCAAAGAGCTAAGAATTGGAGAGTTGTTAAAGAAAACAATCCAGACTGGCGAAAAGAGCGTAATGCACAAGTTGCGGACAATAACAGAAAGCTGAAACGTAAAATGGTTGAGCTGATGGGAGATGTATGTAATGACTGTGTACAGCAGTATCCGGATTACGTATATGATTTCCATCATCTTGACCCATCTCAAAAAGACTTTAACATTGGTAGTTCTAGGAACTGGCCTAAAATAGAAAAGGAGTTAGCAAAATGTGTTATGCTTTGTGCAAACTGCCACCGAATCAGACATTTCCATAATGATTGATAAACCAAAATTAGCTATCATTGATGCAGACATAATTACCTACCGAGTAGGTTTCGCTAGTGAAGACGTTGATGAGGCTATCTGCTTAGGCCGAGTGACTGCCTTGATCCATGAGATTGTGTACGATAACCTGCGATGTGACGATTACAAAGCTTACATCACAGGTCGTACCAACTTTAGGAATGAGATAGCAGTCACGGAGCCTTACAAAGGCAACAGGAAGGATGCTAAGAAGCCAGTGCATTACGTAGCTATCAGGAACCATCTCCAGCGCCTAGGGGCAGAACTGGTAGAGGGACAGGAAGCAGACGATGCAGTGGCTATCGAGGCAACTAAGACAGGTGGATGGATTGTCTCCATTGACAAAGACCTAGATCAAGTTGCAGGTTGGCATTACAACTTCGTGAAGCATGAGGAATACTACGTTACTGAGGAAGAAGGTCTTCGTAACTTATTCACACAGGTGCTCACAGGGGATCGTACTGACAACATCATTGGTTTAAAAGGCATTGGACCTAAGAAGGCTGAGAAGCTTTTAAAGGATTGTAAAACTGAAAGGGAATACTATGACGCTTGTCTCAAAGCTTACGATGGTAATCAACTTCGTGTCGATGAAAACCTGAATCTACTATGGCTACGAAGAGAACCAAACCAAACGTGCCCTCATCTTTCTACCTTGTTGGGTGTCAGTGGAACGTCAAGTACGTAGAGGAGTTATCTGAGTACGGAAAGTGTGACTGTGCTACTCAGGTGATTCACTTACGAGCAGGTATGAACAAGAACTTCACTGAACAAACCTTCTGCCATGAACTCGTTCACGCTATCATGTTCGCTATGGGACATACACAGCATGATGAGGTCTTTGTAGATGCCTTCGGTGCTTTGTTACATCAGTATGAACGGACTAAACTGTAAACATGGTAACTCGTAAGACAACAAGCTCGAAGAGAGCTAATGCTTTGAAGCATGGGTGGCGTAGCGGCTTAGAGGAAGATGTCGCTAAAGCTCTCACAGCAGCAGGGGTTCCTTTCACCTACGAGGAAGTCAAGATCAAGTACATCAAGCCAGCGAGTGAACATCAATATACTCCTGACTTTGTGCTAGATAATGGAATCATCGTAGAGACTAAGGGACGTTTCCTCATAGCTGACCGTAAGAAACACATGCTGGTTAAACGGCAACAACCACACTTGGACATTCGTTTCGTATTCTCCAATAGCAATCAAAAGCTAAACAAAGGATCACGTACTACGTATGCTCAGTGGTGTGTTAAGAACGGCTTTGAGTACGCTGATAAGACAATCCCTGAACATTGGATCAATGAACGTAGAAAGCGAGTAAGTGATGGAACACGTATCACAACCTAAGCTTAAATGGCCTACAATCACAGCAAAACAACGAGGTGAATTGTGGGCTAGAGACTTCTTAGGTGAAGACGTTTGGAAGGCTTGGAAGCAAGATCTGGACTCACTTCTAGCTTTCAGAAAGACAATCAAAGGGAAACCTTGTGAACTCCAGCGTCTTCAACTAGATCTTCATAACGGTTCAATCAGCTTCTATAATAATGTACTTTATAGCGGCGTAACGAAAGGTTAAACATGGATGTAGAGTTAGTTAAAGAGAATGAAGACGGTAGTGCAGACTACCATGTGAAGATGAGTAATGAAGAACAGGCACAGCTCTTTAGATTTGCTTTTATCGAGATGCTGAAACGTGGAATTGAAGAAGGAAAACAATATGAGTGCAGTGAAGTTAGTGTGGGTAACACCAGAAGCGGAGAACAAAGTTGCGTATATGGCCCGTGTGTCAAATCCGGCAAATCAGGACAACCCTGCATCTGCGACGAAACTGCTAAAGTACCTTATTAAGAATAAGCACTGGAGCCCATTCGAGATGGTTAATGTTTGCGTTGAGATTGAAACTACACGTGATATAGCTCGTCAGATCTTACGTCACCGTAGCTTCTCCTTCCAAGAGTTCTCACAGCGTTACGCAGTCTCTGAAGGATTCATTCAGGACTCTCAGGCTCGTTTACAGGACACTAAGAACAGACAGAACAGCCTGTACTCTGATGACATCAGCTTACAGAACTGGTTCGAAGGTGCTCAGCGTAGACTTGTCAATGAAGCTAAGTTCCTGTACTCAGCAGCTCTAGACAAAGGTATCGCTAAAGAGTGTGCTCGTGTGTTTCTACCTGAAGGCTTAACTGTCTCTCGTATGTACATGAATGGCACTCTTCGTAGCTGGTTACACTACATTGATATTCGTTGTGATTCTGCAACACAGAAGGAACATCGTGACATAGCTAATCAGTGTCGTGATATTATCTTTGCTGAGTTTCCAACGATTAAGGAATTGTATGCTGACGCAGGATGAAATCATTGAGATGGCTAGAGAAGCTGACTTAGATTGGCACACAGGCTGGACGTTAGATGAAGGTCAACCAAACAGATTTGAGGCCTTTGCCAAACTGGTAGCAGCTAAAGAGCGTGCGGATGAGCGTGAGGCGTGTGCAAAGATTTGTGATAAAGGTGTTGATACACCGCATCCAACAGTTGAAGGAATTATTATGAAAGACTTTGGAAGTTCTTTTATTTTGGCGACAGCAATTCGAGAAAGAGGTAAAGCATAATGGCTAAGCTAGTAGTTCACTATAAACCACCTCCCTTTCATCCTGATTGGACTGATGGGTGTTATAAGGTCTACGTAGTGGATCATCCTCGATTAGGGTGTAGAATGATACAGACATCTAAGGTGCTCAAGGACTACGGTAACGGAATCTTTGAGACACAGTGGGTGGTGTATCATCCAATTGACGGAGACTTCAATGACACATAAAGCACTAGAAGCTTATTTTGATCGTATCATTCCTAAAATTGAAACAAAGGAACCAACTATGTTTGAACAGTTTAAAGCACACTTCTTGTCATTATGGACAAAACCTGTTAAGTTTGTAGAAGTAACTGAGCTTCTCGATAAAGACTACTGGGCTTTCGAGATGCGTACAGGTGAATGGGTGGATGAAAACGGTAAGACTCATCCTGTTGAACACACCGTTGTCATTGAACCTCACGAAGGCACTTGGATGGAAGTTCTTGACCGTATACTTGACGAAATGGGGAAACATTACGGCTATAACATCAAAGAACAAGTGTACTACTCTGTTGCCTTCCCTCACAATGAACCTTGCCCTTTCACAGGGGAACTTCCAGCAGGTTACGGACGTAGCTTGAACGATGAAGTACTCCAGAAGCTCTTGCTGTCTTTCCCTGAAGTTTACGAAGTAAATCCAGCAGCTGAATGGAAGCAACTGTAATGACACCTACACCACAACTACGTTTTATTGAGCGTGCCGTGCCAGCACCTGAGTATGGCGACGATATTGCAAAAAAGATGCGTATCCTTCAACAATGGTGGACGGTGACAGGAACTGCTCCAGAGTTTCAATACCACTTTGGCGAATGGCGTGACGTTCCTTTGGAGGCAGAAGAATGAGAATTTTAACAATTCCAGACACCCAGTGCAAACCTGATGCACCTCAGGAGCATCTAACATGGGCAGGGAAAGCTATCTGTGAGTACCGTCCTGATGTGGTTGTACACCTAGGAGATCACTGGGACTTCCCTAGTCTCAGTAGTCACGACAAGGCAGGTAGCAAGTACTTTGAAGGTAAACGCTACCTAGCTGACGTAGAGGCTGGCAATAAGGGCATGAAAGTGCTCCTAGAGCCTCTCAAAGAGCTTCAGAAGACACAGAAAGAGACTAAGCACAAGGTGTACAAGCCTCGTATGGTCTTCTTGAAGGGTAACCATGAGAATAGACTCACTAGGGCTGTTAACAATAACCCTATGCTTGAAGGACTATTAACCTACGATGACTTAGACTTGAAAGATTGGGAAGTACATGAGTTCTTACATCCTGTTTTTATCAATGGTGTGGGCTTTAGTCATTTTTGGCCAGTTGGAGCTATGGGACGCCCTGCTGCTTCACCTGCCGCTATTATTAGCAAGCTCCATATGTCTTGTGTTGCAGGTCACCAACAAGGCAAGCAAATCGCTTACGGTAAACGTGCTGATGGAAAGCCTATTTGTGCTATCGTCGCTGGCTCTTATTACCTTCACGATGAAGACTACATGGATCAGCTAAGCAACCGTCACTGGAGAGGCTTACTGGTCATGAATGAGGTCAACGATGGGCATTTCGATGAGATGTTCTTATCAATCGAGTATTTGGAGAAAAAGTATGGCAAGTAAACCAACAATCAAGGAAATTGAAGAGTATCAAGCTGGCTTAAATGGTACAGCTAAATACGACATAATAAGTAAACCAAAGCATTACATGTTATTCGAAGATGAAGGAATTGAAGTACGTGACGTAATAGCTAAACTGGTTGACAAATGTGGTGTAAACTCAGGAATGTTTATATCAGATTATGTACAACTTATGCAGTACTTAATGAGATTTATGGACAAGAATGGTGTAGAAGACCTCAAAAAGGCTCGATGGTATCTTGACAAGATGATTGAAAGCTATTGACAAAAATAGCGTATCGTACTAGAATACCTGCCCTCTAAAAGAAAGCTATCCTATGCAAGATAATACTTTTTATGTATACACACATCATGACATGGAAACACAAGATATTGTGTATATCGGTAAAGGTAAGTATGGGAGAGCTTGGGACGTGACTCGCTCACGAGGCCAACACAAAGAACATCAGGAATGGATGATGGAAATGTGTCGTCAGGGTTATGTTCCAAGTGATTGGGTAGAAATTGTTCAATCTGGTATGACTGAAAAAGAAGCGTTTGAATTAGAAAAACGAATGCTACATAAAACAGGAGTTACTAGGTTTAACAGACAAAGCGGAGAAAGAAACCATCAATCTAAACTTACTGATAAACAAGCGATTGAGATCTTTTTGCGTTGTAAGCAAGGAGAAGGACATCAAAAGTTAGCGGATGAGTTTGATGTAAGTAGGTCAGCAGTCTCAATGATTGCTTCTCGTAGACAATGGAAAACAACAACAGCAGGACTATAAATGACAACTAAAGAAATGACACCTTACGAAACTTACATAGCCAAGTCGAGATATTCACGCTATCTTGATGACAAAGGACGACGAGAGCATTGGCCTGAAACGGTTAAACGCTACTTTGACTTCATGTCTAACCACCTTCAAAAAAACCACAACTACACGTTGACGGATGAGTTGCGTAATCGCTTGGAAACCGCTGTCGTTAATCGTCAAGCACTTCCTTCTATGCGTAGTTTAATGACTGCTGGAGACGCTCTTGAACGACAAAACGTAGCTGGTTATAACTGTTCATATCTCCCTATTGATGACCCTAAGGCCTTCGATGAGGCTATGTACATTCTCCTGTGTGGTACAGGTGTAGGTTTCTCTGTGGAGCAGAAGTATGTCAACCGTTTACCTGAAATCCCTGAAAAGCTTTATGAGTCTAATACTGTGGTTCACGTTAAAGACTCCAAAGAAGGATGGGCTAAGGCACTACGACAAGTTATGGCCTTGCTATGGGCAGGAGAGATTCCAAAGTGGGATGTTTCAAGTGTACGAGCCGCTGGTACTCGACTTAAGACCTTTGGTGGTCGAGCTTCCGGGCCAGAGCCTCTTGTTGACCTCTTCAAGTATGTGGTGTCTAAGTTCAAAGGAGCCACAGGAAGGAAACTCACCTCTCTCGAAGCGCATGATATCTTATGTAAGATTGGAGAAGTCGTGGTGGTTGGTGGGGTTCGTCGTTCAGCGATGATCTCTCTGTCTGACTTGGGTGATGATCGTATGGCTCACGCTAAAGCAGGCGCTTGGTGGGACGGTAACGGTCAACGAGCCTTAGCTAATAACTCAGCAGTGTATGATGTCAAGCCTGATGTGGGTCAATTCATGCGTGAGTGGAGCAACATTTATGAAAGTCACTCAGGTGAGCGTGGAATTTTTAACCGATATGCTTCGGAGATTCAAGCGTCTAAGAATGGTCGCCGTGTACTCGGTAAAGAGTGGGGCACTAATCCTTGCTCTGAGATTATCCTACGTCCATACCAATTCTGTAACCTCAGCTCAGTGATCGTTCGTGCTGAAGACACAGTGGAGACTTTGAAAGAGAAGGTGGAAATTGCTACAATTTTAGGCACATTCCAGTCTACTCTGACTAGCTTCCCTTATCTGCGTAAGATCTGGCAGACTAACACTGAGGAAGAACGTTTGTTGGGTGTCTCCATGACAGGTATCTTAGACAATGAGCTGTTGAACAATGCCTACGATGAATTGTTACCTAAACGTCTTGAGGAACTGAAGAATGTCGCTGTGGATACTAATAAGCATCTTGCTGCTGAATTGGGCATCAGTCCTTCTGCTGCGATCACGTGTGTCAAGCCTGAGGGAACTGTTAGTCAACTCACTGGTACTGCTAGCGGCATTCATCCTCAACACAGTGCTTATTTCATTCGTCGTGTACGCTCTGATGCCAAAGATCCGCTTACTTCTTTCTTGAAGGACTCTGGTTTCCCTTGGGAGCCTTGTGTCATGAAGCCTGACTCAACAGCTATCTTCTCATTCCCTATGAAGACACCTCAAGGTGCTCGTCTCCGTGAAGATTTGTCAGCTATTGAGCACTTGGACCTGTGGTTGACATTCCAGCGTCACTGGTGTGAACATAAGCCTTCAGTTACAATCTCAGTCAATGAGAATGAATGGCCTAAAGTAGGAGCATGGACATGGGATCATTTCGATGAAATCACTGGTGTATCTTATCTACCGATGGACGGTGGAACTTATCGACAAGCTCCCTATGAGTCCATTGATGAGAATACGTACACTGACCTTCTTGCTAAGATGCCGTCTACGATTGATTGGGAGAACATGCGAGAAGTGACCGATAACGTAGAAGGAGCGCAAATGCTCTCTTGTACAGCGGCAGGTGGTTGTGAGATCTAAACCATGAAGACTATTGTATACACAAAAGATAACTGTCCAGCGTGTGTGCAACTGAAGACAAAGTTGGCCTCGGAAGGGGTTGACTTTGTTGAGGTTCACCTAGGCAAGGATATGACCATTGAAGCATTCAAAGAGAAGTTCCCTCTGGTGCGTT